CTGCTTGTTGGCGTAGCATATTGGCTACACCATCCATAGTTACGCTTCCGATATATGAATTTTCTGTAATGTAATTTGCTAATTCGTATGCGTTCATTTTCCCTCCCAAAGTGCATGAAACTTTATCTTATACGAGTTCTACAAATAAGTGTTAAGTATTTTCCCTAATAAGTAACTTTTAGACAATACTCTACTTTAGGTGATATGCCTTATCAACCTGATCCATCTGTTACCAGACTAATCCTTCCTAAGATAATGTTCAATCATTTGTAGACTTATATATCACCCTTGATCTACAAATTTGTGCAGTACCCATTTAAGTCTGCGAGGCTTGCCATCCTAGTAGTGAGCCTATCTTTTCTTCCACGCTGCCGATATAAGCACTTAATTTCGCTTGGAGTGCGAGCAGAAATAGAAAAACCCCATAAGGTAGCTCTAAGTTGATACCACTTAGTAAATTCCCATGCCAGTATTTACTAAATGCTCAAAGCTACCCTATAGGGTCTAGGCATGGAACTAAAGCTACACAGGTATCAATCTGCTGACTAAATTATAAATCAAAACTCAAACTCTTTGTAATCATCCCTCCCATTTTCTTTTTTGTACCAGCCGAAAACCAAGATGCGCCAGTTTGACCTTAAAACTTCTGGCAACATAGGCGATTCGCTTATTTTTTTTATCCGAGTAGACATATTGCTTTTGGAAGTAAGTTGGATGGCTACAGTCTCTCCGTTTCCAATAGCCAATATGTCGAATATGCCAAACAAATCTTTTTTTCGTTTGGTAAAAGCGTTGTACGATTCCACTACATCGCATTGGTAGCCTCTTTCGGTCATTAGCGCGATAGTGCGCTGATTAAGACTAGCCAAGATCGTCAGCCGTTATCTTGCCCTCAGAAGCAATAATAATCGCTTTATGGTGCTTTTTAGGGATGCTGTTACGCATTGACCAGGCATAGACAGTTACATACTTCATGCCGAGCTTGTCTGCTATATCTTTGTAGCTGCCAAACACTTCTAGCAATTTATCAAAGTGTTGTTTTTGTGCAACAGTATCCATATCTTCTCCTTTTGTAGATCTTTGATTCTAGCCTAATTCTGTAGAAATGTAGATATTAGGGTATATCCCTAGTAAATATTCTACAAATCTCTACAAATATCTGTATAGTCATATCTAAGCGATGTTGCTTATTTCTTGTGAAAGGGAAAAAATGAAAAACTGGCACATGGTAGTAATTGGGATCTTATTGATTATTTTTGCTCAGATTATGTGGTACGCAACAGGAAAGGGGATTATATGAAAGATAACTTTATGCCTGACTTTGAGAGCAGACCAGCTTTTAGTGAACAAGAGTATTTATGGGAGAACTACATGAAGAAAGGTGCTGACTTAGATGTACTTGATGTAGATAACTTTGTAGAATATCTTGGTAAGGCAGTAGAAAGTAAGAAAGGTGCTGAGAAGTGGGAGTTGTATCGCCAATACGCAGAGAAAGGCGATTGGCATAACTTTGGTAGGGCTATTTATTTTTTAGTCCACGACCATATTGAAGATGAACTTTTATAGGGGGATGTATGAGTAAATATTTAGAACTTAGAAATGTAGATGTATCGGACAAGATCGAGAAGAAGAATGGTTTGTCTTATCTGTCTTGGGCATGGGCTGTAGACACATTACTACAACACGATCCACAAGCTACTTGGTCGTATGGTCAGCCTGTAGTGTTTGGTGAGACTGTAATGGTGTTCTGCACAGTCAATGCGTTTGGTAAGTCGATGACCTCGCAGTTGCCGGTCATGGACTATCGCAACAAGGCAGTACCTAACCCCGATGCGTTTGCCGTTAATACTGCGATGCAAAGATGCCTGGCTAAAGCGATTGCTCTACATGGTCTTGGTTTATCTCTTTATGTCGGTGAGGATTTGTGGGATGATATAGAGGTAGATTCTACAAAGTTTGTAGAAAAGATATTAGGTTCTCAGGACATCCCAGAGCTAAAGGTGAACTTTGCCCAAGCGTTTAAGGAAGTGTCTAAGGACAAAGAGGCGATGAAGAAGGTAAACGATGCCAAAGAAAAGCGGAAGGCAGAACTGAGTGAGACTAGCTGATGAACAGCCAGACAATGTGTGCTTCGAGTGCGGTAAGGCTTGGGGTACACATCCACTCAAAAGTTCTGAAAACCACAGATCATGGATAGACCTTTGCGATGTATGTTTAAAACTCACAGCCGTAGCAGATGCCTCGGAATATGGATATATGAAGGAAGGATGGGATGGAGAAAAAGTGGTGTAGTTCTTGTCAAGCTGATAGACCAAAAGCTGGTTTTAAGTTGGTAGCAGCAGGAAATCGGGTTCGACCAGTTATGAGATGGAAGTGCGAACATTGTTTAAAACGAGAGTCGGAGAGACGATATGGTAAATAAATTTTTTGAAGATGCTAGGAATGTAGCCAAGGCGATAGATGAGGGTACTTATATCTACACACCTAGTAGCACAGATATTACGATTCGGTGGCGCAAGATTTATGGTTATGTACCGGCAAGTGAGCAAAAGAAGTACCAAAAGAAATGGTCTGAGTTTCGCGCATTGACAGCGAGGACTCTAGAGAATGTAGAGATACCAGAGATACCAGGAGTTGTGCAATGGAAAAAGTGGCAAAAGTCCTAGTAGGGATAGGTGTTTACATTTTGTTACCTTTTGCGATAATAAAGGTGTCTTGGGAATTGGCAACTTCTTGGATTGAGGAATTAATAAAATGAGAAACAAGCATTGTATGGAGGCTTTCTATAGAACCTTAAAGGAAGTAGATATTCCTTCTGGGCAGTCTATTATCTGTGAGCATTTCTTTGCTTCGGGTTGGGATGCAGCCATTGATGCCTTGTCTCTCGCATACCAAAGGCAGTTTGAAAATGATGGAGTCGATACACAGCTTATTCGCAGAGACCCCCAAGAACCTCTTGCCGATGACGATAAAGAATGATTGGTATCCTGTATGCTTTCATTCCAAATTAGATTATAGAAAATGGCAGTATTACAGGAGGGGATCAGGAGAAAGAGTTACAGTCTGTGATGACTGTAGTGATGAGTACCAAAAGAAAATGAAAGGGGAGAATCGGTGTTTTATAGCAGAGGCTATGCAACGATCAAAATATGTCTGAACCAGTATCTCAAGCAGTAATGACGGTAACCGAGGTTGCTCCATTTCATTTTTCTATTGAAATTGAGGGATCAGATTTATCTTTAGAAGTTTCAGAAATTATGGTAAAGTTTCTGAATGACTGCTTACAGCAGATTCATGCGGATCAAAAAATCCATTGAAAGGGATTGTATGGAACAAAGAACAGAAGAATGGTTTGTTGCCAGACTAGGCAAGGTTACCGCTAGTCGGGTCGCAGATGTCTTAGCCAAGATTAAGTCTGGTGAGTCGGCAAGTCGTAAGAACTACAAGATGGAGTTAGTCGTTCAGAGATTGACCAACAAGGTAGGGGAGTCGTTTACCAACGCTGCAATGGAATGGGGTACAGAGCAAGAGCCATTCGCTAGGATGGCATACGAGGCTCATACAGGCACTTTTGTAAAGGAGGAGGGGTTCGTAGACCATCCCACGATAGAAGGCTTTGGATGCTCTCCTGATGGCATTGTAGGGGAAGGTCTTATTGAGATTAAATGTCCGAATACAGCTAACCATATTGAGACAGTCTTGGAGAACAAAGCTCCAAGTAAATACATCCCACAGATGCAATGCCAGATGGCTTGTACAGGCGCGAAATGGTGCGACTTTGTATCATTCGATCCTAGAGTGCCAGAGGACTTGCAGTTGTTTGTAGTACGAGTCAAGAGGGATCAGGAGTATATCGACTCGATGGAAGTAGAAGTAAAGCAGTTTTTAAGCGAGGTCTTAGACCTATTTAACCAACTAAAAGCGAGGCAGAAATGACCTATGAGATGAAAGATGGCAGCTTTAGTCTATTTAAGAACGACAAAAAGCTCACAGAGAAACACCCTGATTACAAGGGGTCAATTAAGATTAACGGAGTTGAGCATTGGTTTGATGCCTGGCTAAAAGAAGGCAAGAAGGGCAAGTTCTTATCGGGTCGTATTGGTGATCCGAAACAGAAAGGCTT